TGAGATGGTCGATGTATAGCTGATCGGCCCTGGCCGTTACACGTAAAAAGTAGCCGGGCTCGATGCCCCAGTGGGGAGCGGTGCAGTAGACGTCCTGGACCGGGATCGGTCTCGGGATCGGGGCCCCCATGCCGACCGGCACCAACGGCCGCTGGTTGCTCAGGATCCAGAAAAGCTCGGCGGTCGGCTCGAGGTGCTGCGGGAGCGCCGGCTCCTCGTCGAGCGCCGAGCTGTGCTGGTCGTCGTCAATCGCCCGATCGATCAGCTGGTCCCGAATCGGGCCCCAACGGATCTGCCACTTCACCCACGCCTCGAAAGGTGGCCGCGTCATCCTCTTCGGCCTCCATCTCGAAGTTGGCGTAGTCCTGGGCCTGGGCCGCGAGAAATTCCCGGATCGGCGGCGCCAGCTTGAGCATGCGGACCCGGTTCTCGCGGGTGCATTCGAGCGGCGTGCCGTTCTCGGTCACGTTTTCCCAGTCGAGCAGCAGACCGTCTGCCATGGCCTCGATGCCGAAGTTCTCGGCGACGTCGAGGTCGCGGGTCAGCCGGTGGTTGCTCTTGCCCTTCGCCGCTTTCTGGATCGCCTTCCGGTAGGCCTTGCTGTGCGTGCTCCGGATCAAGAACCGAGCATCTTCAAACTCGACCCAAATGCCCTCCTCGCCGCGCTCCTGGCCGGCTGCCATGCTGTTGAGATCCATGGCCCGCTTCTAGGTGTCGGTTCGGGGCGTGTCACGCGAAAACGCGCCGATGCGAAACAAAACGGGCCGGGGGGTGGATCCGCCTCCCCCGGCCCGCCGCCCCCGGATCGGGGGTTCTCTCGTTGGTATGGGGTGCCCCGGGCCGTTACGCCGCGACCTTGTTGACCGCCATCGTGATCCCGTAGGTGGCGTCGCGGATCGCCTGGTATTCGATGTCGAGCATCACGTCGGTGTTGATCGCCTCGATGCTCGGGTCGCCGTTGGCCGGTTTGCAGTTCGGCAGGAAGATGTGATACGCGTTCCCGTCCGCGTCGGTGATCGCGAACTCGAGCGCGAAGCTCGTGTTGGCGTCGATCTTGTCGAGGAAGTCGTTGTCAAGGAAGTAGGCCATCAGCGTGCCGGTGACCGTAAAGGTGCCGGTGCCGATGTCGAAGTTGCCCTCGACGCCCATCGCGTCCTTCCCTCGCAGGTTGTTGCTGATCTCGATCGTCAGGCTCTTGAAGCGCTCGGTCGCGGTCGCGCCGTCGACCGTGATCGACCCGATGTTGCTCGTGCCGTTCATGATCGACGCTGCGGTCGGCTCGGTGTAGTCGCCGCTGTCGTCGATCGTGTCCGCGTCGGTCGCCCGAGTCATGCCGATGAATTGGACGTCGCCCGTGATGATCTGCCGGCTCTCGATGTTGAGGCTGAACGTGTCGACCACCATCCCCAGGAAGGTCTGGAAGAAGTCGGCGCCGTTCAAGTTGAGGATCTTTTTCTCGATCGTCATGCTCGGCTTGAGCGCCCCGTTGACGATCGCCTGCTGCTTGATCGTCATCGCCACGTCGTCGGTGTTGTCGTCGGTCAGGCTGCCGGCTTCCAGCGTGATGACGTCGCCGGCCGCGTCGACGCTGACCACGCGCTTCAACCCGTTGTTGCCCGAGTCCTCGGCGTTCTCGATCTGAATCAGCGCGCCGGCCACCACGTCGGCGAAGATGCCGCCGCTGTCGCTGTCGGTGATCGTCTGGGCCGTGGTGTCGATCGCCAGATCGTCGGCGCTCGTCGCGACGTTGTTCCAAGTGGCCGCTCCCAGGGCCCCGCGCCACTCCTGGTCGAAGTTCGCGTAGTCGAGTTCGAAGCTGTAGCCGCCCTCGGGTTGCGTGTGGACCTTGGTCAGGTCGGGGATCTGCCGGTCGTCGCGGATCTCTTGGCTCTGGACCGTCTCCTTGTTGTTGCGGAGGTCCTCCCCGGTGAAGCGGATTTTGGTCAGCTCGGGCGTGGCCGGGGTGGTTCCAAGGGTCGTCTCGGCGATCTTGGCAATCTGGGAAAGGTTGGCGTCCGACATGGCAGATGGTTGTGGCGCGTCAGTTGTCGCATGCCCGGCGCCCGAGTGTCACGCCAAAATCCCGGGCGGCGCCGCGGCTCACGGAGCCGTGTAGGCGTCCTCGTCGGCGGTCCCGCGGAGCGTCAGCTGGAATTGCTGCTTGCCGTTGATCTCGCCGCTCTCCCGAATCGACCAGGTCCGGTATCGGAGAGTCACCTTTCGGGTGCCGTTGTTGGCGACCCGCTGGTCGAAGTCCATTCGCTCGCTCAACTTGTCGAGCGCCTGGTAGGCCTTGGCCGTCCCGGTCTCGATCGGCAGGAACATCTGGAGCAGCAGCACGAAGGTGGTTCGCTTGCGCGTGTTCTCTTGGTCGCCGAGCGCCATCGGGTTGGTGTCGCCGGTCTGCAGCGTGACCCGGATCCACTCGCCGCTCGCCGGCTCCTGAAAGCGAATGTTCGGCCAGTGGACGGCCGCGGCCGCGACCACGACCGGGCTGGTCTCGAGCGCGGTCTTGAGGTCGGTCAGGATCCGCTCCCGAATAAACGCCAGCGTCATGGCAGGGAATCTAGGATGAATTCGACCTCCGCTTCAAGCTCGGCCAGTGTGACCTCGATCATGCCGGCTGGCGCCTGCTTGCTTGAGCCGTCCTCGAGGTAGCGCACGTAATCCAGCGCGCTCGTGATGAAGACCGAGTCGGTGCCGTCAAATTGCGCGACCGGCTCGGTCGGTTGTTCGCTCGCCCCCTTGTCGGGGATGAAGTCGGAGGGCTCGCTCTCCTTGATGGTCCAGCTCGCCCTGGCGCGTCCCGTGTCGACCGGCGTTCGCTCGGTGATCCCCGCCCAGGCGTCGAGCGCCAGCTTGGTCACCACGACCCCTATGTCGGTGTCGATCTTCTCGGCGAAGGCCTCGAGGTCGCTCTGGAATTTCCGCACGTTGGCGCTCATCGCCGGCAGTAGAGCATGCCGACCGACTGGCTGGGATCGAATTCGGCCCGGTAGACCTCCCAGGTCTCGGCGCCCGTGATCGCCACTTCGGCGTCCTCGTTGAGAAGGTCTTGGATCGGATCGCTGGCGGTCGCGGCCGAAAGGTCCTGGATGCTCACCAGGAACACGGCCATGGTGGCGTCGATCGCCGCCTGGTCGCGCTCGTCGGCGTCGTCGTACTGGAGAAGGTCGCAGGTGATCTCGTGACTCCAGGTTGTTGAGCTGGCGTCGGTGGCCGGGTCGTAGGCGCCCTGGGTCGGCTTCATGCGGATCGTGCCGGCCTTGAACGCGACCGGGGTCAGGCTCTTGGCGAGGTCGAAGGCCTGCTTGGCCAGCTGGGTGACGGGAAGGGCCATGTTCGGGTCAGCGGCTCACGTTCACGACCTGGAATCCGCCGCCGCCGCGGATGGTCCCCAGGCCCCGAAGCAGCGCCGTGACATGGAATGGAAATTGCCGCTTGCTCCGGTTGTCCTTGAAGGTGATCTCGAGCGCTCCTTTGCCCAAGCTCACGCCCTGCAGCTGGTTCTGCTCGACGTCGGCCGTCAGGTTGTTGGCGATCAGTAGCATGGCCAGCTCGGCGGTCGCGTTCTTGACCGGGTCCGGCACCAGGTTGGCGGCGATCTCGAAGCCGTCGAGTTCCGCCCCTTCACGGGGCCATTGGAGCGCCTGGGTGCTCGTTTTCTTCTCGCCGGTCGACCAGCGCGTGTGCGCGTCGATCAGCCTGGTCGCCATCGCGATCGCCTTGTCCTTGTCGCCGGGCGCGGCCGCCGTCCAGCCGGCCGCGTAGAGATGGCCTTCGAAGTAGGCGTCGGCGTCGGCCACGCTCAGGTAGCTGTTGGCCGTGCTGAGCCCGGTTCCGTCCTCGGGGATGATCGTGATCGCCATGGTCGTGGTTACGCGTTGAGCGCGTCGGTGAATTCCATCATGTAGCTCTCGATCAAATCGACCGAGTCGGCCTTGTTGCCGTAGAAGCTCGCCGCGTACTCGCCCAGGTATTGAAAGCTCGAGTCGAAAAGGTTCAAGTATCTCGAGGCCAGCGCCGCCGCGGCTGTGCTGGTCAGGCTCATCCTGGTCCCGTCGAGCCTGATTTCGGCCCGGCCGCGCCCGGCCGCGATTACCAGGAGGTGCCAGTCGGTGTCCTGGGTCCACGCGTTGTCGACGTCGACGCTCCCGGGGCCCCGGAGGATGATCTTGTCTTGGTCGAAAGGCGAGCTTTCGCCCGTGATCTCGACCAGCCATCCGGTGCTGTCGCTCCACGCGGTCGTGCTGCCGCAGTGGATCGCCCGGTTGCCGCTGTTGGCGTTCGGTGTTCGGAAAACGCAGCCGAAGATGAAGTCTGGCTCGCCGTCGGCCATGTCGCCCGTGACCAGCTCGTTGCTCGGCGCGGTCGTGGTCGAGATCCCGGTCGCCGCCACCAGCGCCGAGTTGCCGGCTGCCGCCACCAGGTTGTTGCTGCCGATCAGGTCGTCGATGCGCCGGATCGGGTCGTCGACCTCATCGGCCGCGGTCGTGCCGGCCGTGTCCTGCCAGACGTCCGAGTCGCCATCCAGGTAAAGGTGCGCGATCCCTGGCACGGTCGCCATCTTGGCCGCGACCGTTCCGCTCGCGGTCGGGACCGCCGCGGTCCATCGCGTGCGCGCCTCGAGCGTGTGCGCCTCCATCTCGACGTCGGTGATCCCCTCGTAGAACGCGATGTCGCCCAGGTCGAAGTCCTCGCTGGTGTCGGTGTCGCCGATCGAGTCGGGGGTCGCCCATGCGCTGCCGTCCCAGGTGCGGGCGGTCGGGGTCAGCTTGGTCCCGTTCACGAAGGCCTCCATGTCGCCGCTCGCGCTCGACCAAACCAAGCCGATCGCGATCCACCCCTCGTCGTGCGCGCCCACGTCGGCGTCGTATTTGAACGCGTCATCGGCCCAGGTGGCCCAGCTGCCGCCAGCGTCCTTTTCGACCACCAGCTGGCCGGTGTTCTGGTTCAGGTAGATCCGATCTCCCGTCACGCCCTTGCCGATCAACCTGGCGAAGCCGTAGTTGCGCCTCCGCACCACGATCAAAATGCCCAGCCTGGTCGCGCTCAAGCTCGGGACCGGGCTCAGCACGATCTTGGCCTGGCCGTTGATGTAGCGCTTGCCGATCGCCGCCGGCCTGACCCGGCTATGGTTGCCGCCCTCGGGGTCGACCGTGACGTTGCCCCAGGTGCCTTTCTCGCTCGGCCAGGCGGTCACGTTGCCGTCGTCGGCGTCGCTGCCGCTCGTGGTCCAGACGGTTGCCGCGTCCTCGG